AGGGCTAGTGGGTTTACATTCGTAGTCTCTGAAATTTCTACGCATACCCTGATATTGATGTCTGTACTCATGTACTACAGCATCGTAAATTTCTACAAGGAAACTGGTTATTTGGTGTTGCCCGAATTCTTCAGTACCAGTTAAATTATGATGTACGATAACTTCAATAGGAGTTTCACCCTGGCTATCGTTTTCGCTGTCGTAATATGCTACAACATAAAATTTATCTGGATCCCAATCTTTTTCTTTTCGGGTTCTGATGTCTAGGTCAAATTCATAACGCTTGAATGTTTTCCTAGTTAAGGTAATTAACTTTTTGAATGTGGTTAGTTCAGGACTTGATTCTCGAACACTTTTACAAACTTCGTTAACGCGGTCGAGAATGATGTTCATCTTTATAACCTATAAGTTACTCTACCCTTGCTGAGGTCATATGGACTGACTTCTAGCCTTACATTATCGCCTAGGATAATGCGAATCTTGTTTTGTTTTAATTTGCCACCCATGTAACATAATAGTGGGTTTGGCATATTTTCTACCTTTACCCTGAACATGTTACCTGGTAGTACTTCTTCAACTGTGCCTGTTAATTCTATAATATCGTCTTTAGCCATTGCTTACTTTTGTTATGCTCCAAGAGCCATCTCCATTATCTGTCCACTCAAGTGTATCTCCTTCTTTCCAACCCTGTAGGTCTAGTAATTCTTGCGGAAGTGGCAGTACTACATCTCCACTGCCGTCATCCGCTTCTTCAACTGTTACTGTCCAATGTGTCATGCTAGTATTTACACCTTTAATTAATCATCTTCCCAAGGAACAGGAAACCAGCCCAAGCGGTTAAAGTCCTTTTCAACTTCTTCAGTGATAACACCTTCGGACACATACTTAGTACGTTCAAAATACTCGGCATCTTCTTTGCCGTCAATACTCAAACCGCCTCTAATACCGGAACAGTACCAGTCCATGTAGTCTCCGCCCTTACCTTGCCAATCAGCAACTAAGCCGCCAGCACTTCGCCAACTACAATGCCACAAGTCTTTTTTGTCATCTTGTCGTAATGCTGGTACTAGTTCTCTAGGGCACCAACGCATATTACAAAATGCCGCATATACATTCTGAGCATAGTCATCGCGAGTACGTATCTTGTTTAAGATTTCGTCATCACGCCAAATTTCTTCTTCCAAATTTCTAGTCATGCCAATTACCTTGAAAGCAGTGGCGCATTTCGTGCCCAATACTGTGCATACTTGTTTGTTTACCTGTAATAATTACACAAGCATCTTGCCCATTTTCTTTAATCCAAAAACTACAAGCTAAAACAGCATAGCCAAAGTTCTTACCTGCGTACTTGGTTGAAGCCTTGTTACACTCTGCTTGAACATTATCAACTGCCCGCCAAGTAATGTTACTTTGGTTAGTAAAATTATGTGTGGTATCAAACTTAGTATATGGGTTATCTTCATAAGCAAATACGTTAGTGGTTACTAACATAAGTGCTATTGCTATTGCCTTGTTCATACTTGCCTTTCTGTGCCTGTGTTAAAAATGGTGTGGACGGGAAGATTCGAACTTCCAAAGCCGCTCTAAGAGCAAGGCCCAATCCCTCCGTTCAGCTGGGGGTCAGCTTACTTGGAGGAGGTTTACCAGTTACACTCACGTCCACGTAACTATTATAACGCATTTTGTAAATACTGTCAATGAATTTCTCTCTTATACCATTCGAAAAAATACAACGGTTTGGACAGCAAACTATGTTGGATCGTCCATTATTTAACATTAGTTGGATATTGGGCAGGTTTTGTAACTATAAATGTTCTTACTGTTGGCCCTATGCTCGTAGTGATCAACCGGATCACCAAACTTTAGAAGTATATAAGTCTACAGTCGATGAGATAAAACGTCAAGCTCGTTTGAACGGATTTACTCAATTTCACTGGAGCTTCAGCGGAGGTGAGCCAACCGCTTATAAAGATCTTCTCAATTTAATCAAGCACCTAGACGAAACTGAAAGTCCTTACCAAAGTATACATATGACTACCAATTTGTCGCCTGGTTCAAAATGGTGGAACAATTGGTGTAATATTACTGACTGTTTACAGCGTAGAAGTATAACAGCCAGCTTTCATGAAGAGTTTGCTAGGGAACAAGAGTTCGGCGACAAGTGTTTACAGTTGATGTATGAACGTGTTCATGTAACAGTTAATCAAGTTATGGTGCCCGACAAGTTCTATGCCACGTTAGAACGCTGTGAACGCTTACGTGCTCGTGGAATCAACGTAACACTCAAACCTCAAAGCAACGACACAGCCACAGCCATAGTGGATGGTTACACATCTGAGATGATTGATATTATGCAGAATGATTTTGAACAGCAAGAAGGCTATCAAATACGTCTAACAGACGGCGAACAAGATTATTATATTGACCAAGCAGAAAGATTCAATGCGCTAGGCTTTAACAGTTTTACCAATTGGACTTGTAATAGTGGGTATCAAAGTGTTATAATAAGAGGTAATGAGGTCAAGCGGGCTTATAGCTGTAAAGAAGATTCTCTGGGTACGATAGAAAAATTTACTTTGTTTTCCGCCCCTCGGCTTTGCGTAACTGAAAGGTGTGTTAGTTCAGCGGATAGTAAGGTACCAAAAGTAAAATGAAAAAAATAGTAACATTCGGATGTTCAGTAACATACGGGCACGGTTTACCAGACTGCCATATAGCTCCTGATATGCCAGGCAAATCTCCTAGTAAGTTAGCATGGCCATCGTTAGTAGCTAATCAGGCTAATGTTCAGTTATCTAATCAAGGCAAGTGTGGCGCTAGTAATTTAGAAATATTATATAATATTTTAAAATATAAATTTTCTAAAGGGGATGTTGCTATAGTAATGTGGTCGCTTGTTGGAAGAGATTTAATATTTGGTAAAAAGAATTTATTAGGACAACAAACAATTATACCTATCGGTACCTGGCAAACTACTGAGTTAGCAAATAGTTGGAAGGAAACTCACTCAGCTGCCGACATTGCAACTAGAACATGGTTTTATATTCACCACGCTACGCTATACTTACAATCGATTAATATTCCAGTTTATAATGTGTTTGCTGATTATAGCGAAGTAAAGTCTTATAAGCCTAAATTTTTAGATTTAGATTATCACAAATTAAAAATTCAATCAACACTTCCAGTTGATCGAGCGTTAGATAATTTACACCCAGGTGTTAACACACACAAATTAATAGCAGACGAAATAACGGCAATTTTAAATGAAAATAGATACTGAACACTTACACTACTGGATGTGTGCCATCCGAAATAGCAAGGATCCTATGCGTACCATGGACGCCTTTTGGAGTGGGCAACTCAAAAGCAAAGAGTGGCTAATTACCGAGTTAGAAAAAATGTTTTGGGTTGACGATGTATCTATAGACATACACGGCGGCTGGGTCGGTGTGTTAGCCAGTATGTTGTTTCAAAGTAACATTAAAATTAAAAATATTCGTAGTATAGATATTGATCCAACTTGTGAGTCTGTTGCTACTATGATGAACAAGGGCGAAGAAATACAAGGCAGATTTCATGCGGTAACAGCAGACATGTGTAATATTAGAAGTGATGCCGACGTTGTTATTAATACAAGTTGCGAACATATTACACAGGATCAATATGACTTGTGGTTAAGTGGTATGCCTCAGAATAGTTTATTAGTGTTACAAAGTAACAACTATGACATTCCAGAACACGTTAGGATAGCTAGCGACTTAGAGGAATTTAAACATCAGTGTGGCATCAATGTAATCTGGGCCAGCGAATTAAAATTACCCTTGTACACTCGTTATATGGTTATCGGCCGCAAGTAATTTAGTTAGCGGTATGTCTGCCGCGCAGGTACAGAAATTACGGTCACAAGTTACGGGTTCGCTAGGGACAACGAAGTTGCCTTCATATATGTTGCCAAGACTACCACCGACTCTACAAGTCGCTCTGTGTACATCTCCGTCCCAATTTATCATCAGGCTTTCTATACCTGCGCTACAGGTCCAACCTTTGTATTGATTTAATTTTAATTTAATAATATCATTAGCGTGTCTTTGTTCTAAAGGTTTATCTCGATAAAATATGATAGTATTAGGTTGTACAGTTGCTTCAGCATCTTTGACCCATGCTAAGTCTGTTGGGTTGTAACGCATATCATCAAACAAATCGTGATCGCCTTTAGTCCAACGAATACGTCTTACTGTACTGGGTATTTGTGCCTGAAGCATTATCGCACGAGTTTGTAATGCTTGATCCATATAATCATGATGGGCCATAATCTGTGCTATAATCTTAACTTTAGTTTCGGCTAGTCTCTGTATAGTGTTAACAACTCTAAGCCAGTCATATTCATAGTGTATACTAACTACATATTGGTCAACAGGTAGGCTAGCATAAAACTCATATGGGCGTGTTCCATTTGTTGTTACGCTAATCCAATGTATATTTTTATATCTAGCATACTTTATTAGTTCATCAAACTTAGGATGTACACAAGGCTCACCTCCCGTGAAACTTAAACGTACAGGTCTGCCTAGTGAGGAAAGTTGATCAATAGTTTGTTTTAATATTTCTATATCGGTATGCGGACTAGTGTTATCGTGTATTTCGCTAGGGCAATAACTACAGTCATAGTTACAACGCTTACCTAAGTTCCATTCGACTTTGACAGCATTGGCATGATCCCAACGATTAACAACCTTATACATACAGTTTAAACTCTGGAGTCACATCTGTAAAACTTTGTTCACGAGTTACATCTAATCTACGATTAAACTCTATACAGTCTATTCTCTTGTCACTTTGGTCACGTGCCATCAAGTAATTGATATTGTCTTGTATCTGCCCACGTGTATACGCTAACAGTGCTGGATGTTGTTTGACTAATTTAAAATCTTCTACGTGATCCATGACAGCACGTAATTTTGTTATAGCTAGAACTTGTAGTTCTCTGGGTAATACTTGTGCTGATAATTGCTTAGGATATTCTACACGATGCGAATGGAATACTATGCCTAGCTCATTAAGAAAACATTCTATAGTTTTATCTAAGGTAAGCACGTTACTAATTTGTACAGTACACGCTCCTACTACACGACTTACATTTTTGATCTTTTGTATTTCTTTAATGTTAGCAACAACTTCTTCCCAATCACTGTTACCACGAATGTAATTGTAAACAGAGCCAATGCCGTCAAGGCTGACGTTAACGGCAATGCTTCTAAAATGAGGCCAATATTCATGAACTGTTCTCCCGCCTTTGATTCCTAATGTAGTGCCATTGGTAGCATATTTTAATTCTATATTTGAACCATACGGTTTTAACATATCTAAAATTCTGTAGTGTTGTGGATCCATTAATGGTTCTCCACCAGCAAACTCTACACGGCGAAAGTAGGGCAACAACTTTTCTAAACTGGCCCACCACTCTGGACTATCTTGAAACTTGTCAAGATGTGGTTTGTTCTTTAAATTATGTTCGTCTACTAAAATAGCAATAATGTTGTTTTCTGCTTTGTAGAAATCTTCCACTTGCTCCCAATCGTTCCAACTAGTACTATCACCTGGATGGCACATACGACATTTGAGATTACACAAATTGTTTAGTTTTAGTTCTATAGTAGGAATTTCAAAAGGCATTGTATAATCTTCTGCTAGAGTATCTAGAGCATTAGGATATAAGTTAATACGAGCTTCTGGAATCTTACCGCTTATATGACGCACTCGCAAACTTTCAACACCTTGGTCTTCTAAGTTAAAGCATGGTTCACATTCAGGCGGACGCTCATTATTAAGCACCTGCTGACGTATGCGGCGCATAGTATCGTTGTTCCAAATTTCTTCTAGACTATTCTTATCTATAAAGCCAACCGGATGGCTACGACAACAGGCCTTAATAGCACCGTCTTCACGTGTGGCTAATCCTGTGAAAGGATGCATACAGAATGTTTTAGATTTGTTCATTTAAAATATTATATATTGAATTTGCTGTATGTTCGTTTGTTTTAATACCGGGATGCATGTTATCTGTTGCTACATCTAATCTTACTATACCATTAGCATAGAAATTATTAATTTTGTATGGTACAGAATATTTTAATAAATCGTCTGGTAATGCTGGAAAGTGTATGTATTTTATACCTTTACTTGTTAAGTATAAATCTGCGTGGTGTATGTGTGCCCATGTCTTTAAGGCAAATGTCTTTTCATTCATATTTTCTATCCACTTACGTCCGACAATAACTTTAGTATCTAACAAATTATCAATAATGCTGTTGCTAGTACTCCCAGGGCTTAATCTATCTATCGGCCAAATTTTTGAAAATAGACTTCTAAAATATAAATCTCTTGCAAAATATGTCCACATGATAATAACGGTATCAGAACTTTGAAAATCGAAATTTATAATGTTATGTAAGATTTCAAAATTGCTCGCTCCGCTAGCAGATACATTAACTAAATCTAAGTTTAATTTTTTGCTCAGTATTGCTGGCCAGCCTTGATTACTAGGAGTAGCACTACCTTCTTTGCAATCG